TCGCCGCGCCCTCGGGCTGCAGCAGGTCGAGGCGCTGTCGCGCCTGGCCGAGATCGGCATGCAGTTGGCCGAGGGAGCCGGTGCCCGTGCACTGGCAGCCCAAGTGGCGGCCGCCCAGGCCGATTCCGGCGGACACCCGGCGGAGGACGCCGCCCCCAGAGTCGAGGATCCCAGGGCGGAAGACCCCACGGTCCAGGCCCGGGAGGCCGGGACGGCCTTCGCCCGCTATGCCCTGCTGGTGCAGCGATCCCTGGCGCAGCGCATGTAGCGCGCCAAAAAACTTGAGTCGGCGCGCCGGTAATTCTGAATCTGGCGGAAGGGACGTTTGAGGGTGCTTTAAGCCCCTGAGAATGGGGTGTCATTACCTGGTGCCAGGCACCCGCCGCGCCGCCCCCGATCGCACCCCGATATAGACGACGCCCTTGTGGTGGCAGTGACGGCATTTGAGGCGCCTCTGCAGCTCGCCCAACGTCACCTGCTCCCCGAAGGCTACCGCGATGGCTAGCAGGTCCGGCTCGGCCTCCCGGCCACACCGGCACCGCACGACAACGAAGTGGTCATTGACCAAACAGGCGCCGACGGTGTCGATGACGATGCTCATGCCGACGAGGGTAGGAGCGCGGCAGGCCGGAGTCGACGCCCAAGGCCGACCCGCCGCGCTGATCAAACTTCACCTATCCAAGAACCGCGGCCGGCCGGGGCCAGCCTGTAGAACCGTCCTACGCCTAGACGCCGGCAACCTTGCAGGCGAGCCAAGCCGCGTAGACCTCATTGACCTGGGTCCGCGTGAGATCGTGATAGTTGTGGGTCTGGTCGGTGATCGTCTTCGTCGCCGCACCGGTCACCGGGTCGGCGGCGCCGGTCGTCACCCACCCGTAGTCCTGGCTCATGTGTGCCCAGGCCGGCAGGATGTCGACCTTGGCCCGGTCCGGGGCGGACAGGCTCGCCCGGTAGGCCATGATCGCCTTGATCACCCCGACATATTGCGGCCACTTCACATCCCGGGTGGAGTTGGGGAAGGTCTGGAACGCCAGGCCTACGTGCTGCACCCCATCGGCCAGCATCGAACCGACGAAGATCTGCAGCGCCTTCGTCAGCCATGCCGCATCGTCTGGCGCCGGGAAGAGGTTGAGGTCGCCAGTCCCCAAATTGAACAAGGCATGGGTCGGCAGCGGCAGCACGCCGAGTGCGGTCGAGGCCCAGCGATTGCGGAAGAAGTTGAAGTCGACAATGTAGCCGTTGAACACCTTCGCCGGATCATCGCCGCCGGTCGCGACCCGCAGATACACGTTGAAGGTCAACTTCGTCGTCGCAGTCGGATGGTCGGGATCGACATCATCGAGATAGCCGAGATAGGCCGTCTCCTGCCCCACAGCCAGTGGCTGGGTCAGGCCCGCAGGCTGCCCCGGCTGGGCCGGTAAGGTGATGGCGTTGATCAGGCTGGCGCCAGACCAGCCGCCATAGGCGACGTTGCCGAGGCCGATCGAGGATTGACGCGGCCCGATGAAGTTCGCCGTGATGCCGATCGACGCCAGCTTGGACTTCAACTCCGCCTTGACCGCCTGAGGTGCCCACAGACTGTCACCGGTCATATGCAGCCCGATCGTGCCGCTGACAACAGCCGGCGCCTGGTGGACGATGACGCCCTCTCGGGTGTGCCGGTCATTGGCGGCGGAAATCCCCTCGCTGTAGCGGTTCGCCCAGATGTCCACGGTGGGACCCATACGGCTCGCGACGATCGGGATCGCCTTCCCATCGCTGTCCGGCGCGAAGGCCCGCACCTCGCCATTCGGCAGGGTCCGAAGGGAGCACAGCCCAGCCCGGAAATTCTTGCGGCGATTGCGCGGGCCGACGGCATTGAGCCCGTCCGGATAGATCTGCTGCTCGTGCTCCGGGTCGCTGCTCAACCACATGTCCGGCCCGTACAGCAGCTCCACCGCCGGGTCGGCCGCCAGGCCTTCGAGGTCGGTCACCCGGGCATTGAGGTCCCGCATGGGCGGGAAGTCGCCCAGATCGATCCAGGAAGGGTCGCTGCCCAGCACCCCTGCGAAATCATACTGGCCGCCGGTGATGACGATATCAGCCGCTGGGTTGTTGTTCGTGACGCCCAGATAGATCTTCGTCCACGGCGAGGCCTGGTCGACCAGCGAGGTCAATGGATCGGGTACGTCGAATGTGATCAGGAAGCGCGCCGCCTTGCTGGATAGCTTCTTTTCGAGCGCCATGGTGGCGGTCAGGAACGCGGCACCGCCGGCCTTCTCGAATCGAGCCTGCGGGAGGTTTCCGAAATAATCGTCGATGTTGGTCTGCACGTGCAGCCGGGTGGCATAGCGCTGTGGCGACCGGCCATCCGGGATCACGTCGCCCACGAACACGAAGGGGCTGCCAGGCGCTCCCTGGACGTTCCTCATGCCCTTTGTGAAGCCCAGCGCCAGCAGGTTCGGTTCGGTGATGTCGACTTCCTGGGCCTGCGCCGGGAACAGCTTGAACGGGGCCAGGATCGGCCGCTTGCCCCAGCCGCAACGATTGACGCCCCGGCCGTTATGAGGATAGGGCGACCAGAAGGTGCCCGCGATCGATCGACCCAGGAAAACCGCATCGCCCTGCGGGTTGTAGGGCGCCGCGCCGGGCGCCGACGCCTGGATCGTGTTCGTTCGCGTGTCGAGCCAATAGGTGATCGGGTTACTAGTGCTCGCCGTGCCAGCCACCTCTTCCCACAGCTCCCCATTGGCCGGGGTGTGGGAGATGCCCGACAGACCACGCCGCAGATACAGCATGGCCGGGAAGCGCACCTTCAGCTCGGACCGGGACCAGGCGATCGGCCGCGACAGCGTCAGCGCGCCGATCTGCTGCGGGTCGACGTCCAGCAGTTCGAACGGGCAATAGAAGCCCTCGCCCCAGAACACGGCCAGCGGCACGATCCGCGTCGAATCCATCGCCGGCAGCGTCATGTCGCCCGACACCGCGACCACCGTCTTGTAGGTGTTGTCGTTCAGATCGAGATAGACGTAGGTCCGGTCGGTGGACGAGATGTCGAGCCGCACGAAACCGGGCAGCGCCGTGCTGTCGGGCCCGATGGTTAGGTTTGCTGCCGGCCCCGTGCCGCGCTTGATGAAGATCGGGCGCGCGAGATAGAGGCTGTAGAAGCCGGGCGTGACGTTGCCGCCATAGAGATTGCTCCGGTCGATCCGCCCCCGGCTGCCGAACACTATGGCCTCGAGCAGGATCCTGTTGACCTGGTCAACGCTCGACTGCAGCGCCGCCGCCTTGTCGACCGTCTTCGTCCAGCCCGTGCCGGGGCCATCCCAGCGGTAGACGCCGTTCCGGGCATCAGTGTCGCTGCCGACCTCATACATGGCACCGATGCCCTGCGACGGTGTCGCCGGCAGATTGGCGAACAGAGGCACACCCACATGGCCGCTGGCCTGCGCCGACCGGATGGCGACGAGCTGCGCCATCCACTGGCCTAGTGTCCGGACTTCCGGGCTGCCTTCGGCAACCACCGACATAAAATCCGCCAGCAGATCGGCGAGGTCGTTGACCAGGATGTTGGCGATATCGTCGTTGAAGACGCCAGTGACCTTGTCGACCACCTGTGCCATCGGAAAATCAACCTGACGCGTCATGCCCTGTTCCCCTTCCGCTTCACGGCAACGTCCAGGCCGACTTGGCCTGGAGCACCGCGTTGGCGGGCTTGGTTTTGCCCCACTTGAGGCGTTCGATATCGAGGTCGCCGGCGCCGACCTGCAGCACGACGGGCGTGCCGGTCGGGACGGTTCCGCTGGTCACCGGCGCGGCCAGGTTGCCGTTGGCGGCGAAACCCTTGTCCGCCGCCTTGAAGCCGTACAGGCCCTGGACGGTGCTGGTGATCGTGAGGCTGGCCACGTTGGCGAAGCCTTGGCTGGTTCCGCCCACCAGCGAGCCGCCGCGGGCGCTGGCCGGGCTCACGAACTGAACGACGTTGTAGTTTGCAGCGTCGGCCGACAGCGCCTGCAGGATCACGCTGTTGGCGGTCGAGCCGGCGATCTGCCGGGCCCGGAAGCCCATGACACCCTCGGCCGTGCCCCAATCGGCGGCGCCCGTCGTGCGCTTAATCACCGGGGCCGCCTGGGTCGCTGTGGCGCCGGCGATGATGATCGGGGCGGCCAGATACAAGCCGACCGAGAGGTCGTTGAGGATGAACCGCACCTTCTTGCCGGGGGGTGCGGCGATCCGGATCTGATTTGTGACGGCGGTCGGGGTGAATGACCCCGAGACGCGCACCCATGGCGTTGAGGCGGCGAAGGTCGCCAGGGCCGTGCCGGTGGAGGTCTCCAGACGGCCGCTGGTCCCCTGCACGAAGGCCGAGCCCCAATGCAGGCTGGTGGTATCGAGCGCCTGGCCGCCTGGCGTGGCGAATGCGTCGGTGGTGCCGAGGGTGTTGTCCAATTCGAAGACATTGCCGCCCAGCGTGCCGTCGGCGGCCAGGGCGGCCAGCACCGACCCGGCGAACGACCCGGCCACGGCGTTCAGCGTTGCTGCCGCATCGCCGCTCTTGACCAGGTTGACCGGTACGCCGGCGGCCGGCGCCGCGTTGTAGTTCGTGTTCCGGTTGGTCCGGTTGGCGTTGGCGGTGCGCAGCGGCAGCCCGACGCCCAGCGGCAGGACGTTCGCCGCGATCTTCGACCAGGTGCCATCGGCATTGACCACCAGCTGGGCCGGCGACGTGATGATGTCGAACAGGCCCGCCCAGCCGCTGACTGCCGCATCCACCTGCGTCGCCCCGAGGCGATACCGGCGGCGCGGGAAATCGACATCCACGGCCATGTCCGGATCATCCCAGGTCACGGTCAGCACAACGGGGAGCGACAGACCGGAGCTGGAACCATTGACCGTCTGAGAGGCGGTGATGACACGCGGCCCGACGACCAGGTCGGCGAGTTGCGCCGACCAGTTGCCGACCAGGTCGGCCGAGGCCGTCGCGACCTGGCTACCGTCAACGAAGACGCGGATTGCTGCCGACGGCTCGGCTGTGCCGGTGATCGCGGGGTTGCTGTTGCCGATCGTCGCCGGCAGCGTGGTGATCGTCGGTGCCGGCGCGACGATGCCCGGGCCCAGGGCCCTGGTGATGAGCTTGGGATTGGCACTGACCAAGCCGGAGCGGTTCTGACCGACGGCGCCGAAGGTCCAGGTACCTGCCGGCCCAGGTTCGGATGTATCCCACGGGCTGGAGCCGAGCGGACCGGTGTTCAACGGGTTGAGGGAAGCCCAAGGCAACCCGGCGCCGAGCCCATAGCGGATCTGGACCCCGACCAGGTCCGGCGGCAACCCGGTGCCGTCCGGATCGGCGAAGGACCACACGAAGTGCCGGGTGCCGCTGGCCAGCCTGGTCACCTCGAACGTCGCAACATCCGGCGGCTGCATCGTCCGGGAAAGCACGGTGTACTCGATCATCGGCGACCACAGCGACGGCTTGCCAGTCGTGCCCCAGGCCTTCAGGCGCAACTGAATGACGTCGGCGGCGGCATAGGTGAGAAGCCACGCCGACGTCTGGGCCGCCGGGATCGTCACGCTCGACCATCCGGACAACGAGCCCTTCATCCGGTGCTGCAGCTCGAAATGATCGGTCGGCACCGGCGCGCCATAGCCTGCACCGACGCCGACGATCACGGGCTGCAACACCGTGCCATCGTCGCCTATCACCTGCGCCTGGTCGCCGGACAGGATGGACGTGATCTTCGGTGTCGCCGGCGAATCATCCGACGGTGACGGCTCCCGCGGCACCCACACCGGCGGCACCAGGCTGTCGGCCGCGTCGATCTCCGGCGCCATGTCGACCATCACCAGGCGTGCGACGAAATCGCCCTGCCGCTCGATCGACTTGACGATCAGCGGCTTGCTCTCCCGGTCCGCCTCGCCGAAGAAGAAGATCTCGCCGGCGGCGGGCAGGTCGCCAGGGCCGAACAGCCGGATCAGCCGCGTCTCGCCCGGCTTGCACACGACCGAACGGACGTTCTGGCTGCCGTCCTCACGCGTGAAGCGCACCGCGTACAGCTTGCCGGCCTCCATGGTCACCGGCTCGTCCAGTCGCACCCACCACACCGCGCCGGCGCCGCCGGTCTGCATCACCCGCCCGGTCTGGCCGGCCGGCAGGCGCAGGAAGTCGTGGGCCACCTGAATTCGGTCGCCGCGGTCGCAGATCAAATCCAGCCAGCGGACATTGACGCTGTATTCAACGGGCCGGTACTGCAGCTCCAGCAAGTCGCGCTGCACGTCCTTCCAGATCTGGTCGGCATGAACGACGCCCGGCTTTTCGGCGGTTTCGATGTTGACGACGGCGAGCGGATCCACGCCCTGGCGGACCACCAGGCGCTGGGCATCGGTGTTGTAGTTGCCGGCGGCATCGACGAAGCGGCACATCACCGCGTCGGGGATGGACCGGTCCGACTTCACGATCTTGAAGCCCCAGCTGTTCTGCGGCCCAAGCGCCTGCACCACCAGGTCGCTGGGCTGGTCGATCACCACCGTCTCCAGCCCGTCGACCCAGTCCGGCGTGGCGTGGCCGGCCGCTGCGATGTCTTGCAGCAGCTGGTCGACGCCGGCCACGAAGTCCCGCACCTGGTTGAACTCCAGCCCGCGCAGGCGGCAGTAGTCGTGCCATTCCTGCAGCTTCGGCAGGTCGATCTCATCATCCCCGATCCGGGCTTCGTTACCGGGATGCTGCAGGATGTAGCGGTAGAGGCTGGCCGGGTTGCTGGTCTCCCGCTCGATCCAGTTCCCGGTGGCGGTGTCCCAGTCCAGGCAGCGCGACGTGGAGATGCAATTGAAGGTGTCGACAACGCCGCTCAACTGGCCGGTCATCTTGATGCGCAGCACCGTCTCCGCCAGCGGGTACGGGAACGAATGCGCCGGCTGGTGGGTGAACGACCGCAGCGTTTCCCAGACGATATTCTTGGCCTGGCTCTCGTCCTCGGTGCAGCGCATCCCGATGTCGAACTGGCCGCGGCCGCCGGCGGGCACGACCCTGGTGCCCTTGCGGAATGGCTCCTGCTTCTTCTCCTGCACGTCGAACGTGCCGATCGGGATCCAGTCGACGGCGCCGACCGGGCGGTAGCGGGCCGCTACGACGCCGGAGGCTTCCTTCAGCTTGCCGTTCGCGCCGACCTTGAACAGTCCGCCGGCATAGATCCACTGCAGCGTGAACTCGTCGACGCCGGGGGCGGTGCGCTCCACAACCCAGTCGTCGCCCTCCACCAGGCGATGGCTGAACTGTTCTTCGTTCGTCAGACCCGTGACCAACGTCAGGGGTGCGTCGCCTGCCAGGCCGTCCCGTTCCTCAAGGTCATAGTCGTCGAAGTCGGTCAGCAGGGTTTCGCCGATCTTGTGATCCTGGCGCCCCACCGGCCCGTAGCCGTAGGTGAAGTGCATCCGCACGTACTGGTCGTCGCCGACCAGCTCGGTGAACGGCTTGGTGACGAAATTCGGGGCCTGTCTGTTGCGCCCCAGCGGGATGGGCACGGCGCCGTTCTTGTTGGCGACGTTGCGGGTGCCGCCATAGCTGTAGGTCGGGCTCGGCGAACTCTGCGCCAGCGAAGGCGGTCGCCGCGGGATCAGCATGTTCAGGGCCAGGCTGCCGAGCGTGGCGATGCCGAGCGTGGCCGCAGCACTGACCGCCGAGAACGTGGCCAGGCTCGCCCCGAAGCCCAGGGCGCCTGCTGTCGCCGCGGCGCTGGCGGTGGTCCCCAGGATGGCGCCGGCGGCCAGCGGTCCCGCCCACGCGGCCGCCGCCACGATGGCGACCGACAGCACGATGCGCAGGGCATCGCCGCCCTCGTGGATCAGCCGGAACGACAGCACCGTGCCAGCCTTGGGATAGGTCCGGTGCCAGACCTTCGGGTCGACCCGCTCCGGCCCGATGAAGGCGCGGCCGAACTGCAGCAGGTCAGGGTCGATCCGGCCGCCGCAGGCCTGGCCGATCATCTCGGCCACGCTCTGCCCGGGTCGGCCCAGGCACTGCACCCGCTCCAGTCGGAACGGCGTTGGGCAGCCGATCACGGTCACGCCGGCTGCGGCGGCCCCCGCCGGCGTCCAACCCCGGCCGGCCTTGGCCCGCACCCGTGGCTTCGGTGCCGCCTGGGGAGGAGCAGGCACGCGGGCGGCTGCGGTCATGCCTGCAGCCCAATCCAGCGCCAGGCACCGACCACCTTGCCGGCCCATTCGCCATTGTCCCAGCGGGGCATTTCCGAGAAGCCGCCGCGCGGGATGTGCAGCATCCGCCGGGACGATACGACGATGCCGAGATGGGTCGGCCGGCCGTGGTCCAGCAGTTCCAGCACGTCGAACTCGCGGGCGGCGGCCAGGTCGATTCGCGTCGCCAGCTCGACGACCTCGCCGGCGATCGCCGCCTCGATCTGCGCCCGTTCATGCGTCGTCAGATAGGCCTCGTCGAAGGCCGGCAGGTCGGCGCCGCACTGTTCGCCCAGCACCAGGCGCACCAGGCCCCAGCAGTCGATGCCGGCACGGGTGCGGCCCTTCTCCAACCAGGGCAAGTCGAGATACTGGGTCGACCAATGCTCCATCAGAACAGCCCCGGGAAATAGGCTTCGCTGAAGGTCAGCGCCGGGATCGGTTCGCGCGCCCGGTTGTTGCGGGCCAGGTCGATCACCACGCTCGCGCCCTCGATGGTGTGGGTGACGGTCTGCAGCTTCGGCCACCGGCGCTCGACGACATCCGGAGTGGTCGAATAGACCAGCTCGATCAGCACGGTCGCCGGCGATGGGCTCAGCAGCGTCAGGTCGCTGACCCGGGCGGCCTCAAGCCCTGCGATATCGGCCGTATCGCGGTCGACCGAGATGTTGTCGAACATCAGTTGGCTCTTCGACGCGGTCTGCGCATCGGCGCCGGGCAGCCCCACCTGGGTCGGGATGTGCCAGAAGGTATTGCCGCGGCTGACCGTGCCGAACACCGGCGGATCCTGCTGCAGCTTCTTGCTCGGATCGGACGAGATCCGCAGCGGCGTCGGCAGCTCGGGATGGGTGATGGTGACCAGCGCGGCCAGCACCGTGTCGGTCTCGCGCGCCGTGCCCGCCTGGCGAAGGGTCAGGGAAACGATCCTCATGACGGGATCGCTTCCAGGCTCAGCGGCACGATCCACCACACCCCGTTGCGCCAGCCGGGATACTCCACCGGCTTGACGAAGCGGCACACCACGTGCGCCGAGATCTCGATCGTCGACCCGTCGGCCGTGGTCACGGGGTTGCCCTGGGTGTCGAGCCACAGCGACCCGTGCACGCGGGGCCGCGGGAACGTCCAGACGTTGGCTCGGCCCTTCGCCTCGTACTGGTAGAACCGGTCCAGCCGGTCGCACTGCCAATCGCGCATGTCCATGTTGCCGACGAACAGCCGCGCGCCGGCGGTGTTGCGACGGCCGGCCATGGCGATGCCCAACTCGACGCCTGTCTCGCGGTCCAGGTTCGCCGGCGTTTCGCGATAGCCATCGGTGTTGAACCGCTGCGGCAGCTCGGGGGGCCAGATCAGCACTCACCCTCTCCCCCGCAACGTGGGCGTCTGCAGCCCCCGGCTGGCCGCCGAATTAGGGTCGGCTAGCGCGCCGCCCACCATCTCCTCGAAGGTCAGCCGCAGGTCGCGGCCGCCCTGCGAATTCCGCCGCTGCTCGACCTTCGGCGCGCCCAGTGGGGCCGACGTCTGATTGATCAGCGTCACGCCGATCGCCGCGTCGCCACCGCCGCCCGACCAGGAACTGCCGCCGCCGAAGGCGCCGCCGGCGGCAAAGGGGGTGACGTTCGACGCAGACACGCCCAGCGACCCGTCGGGCAGGCGGGCGATCGGCAGGGGCACGATCTTGCCGCCAGGCCCGCGGGCCTTCACCGACGGGGCGCCGCCGGCATTCACCAGCGGCATGATCGCCTCGTCGTGCAGCTTCTCGCGGATGATCCCGATTCCTCCACCATCCATCGGGAAGATGGTCGGGCTGGTGATCACGCGCCCATTGCTGAAGCCCGCCCCGTCGGCGAAGCCCAGGGCACCGATGATCCCAGTCAGGAAGTCCCCGGCGCCGCTGCTGGCCCCGCCCAGCAGGCTGCCGATGCCGTTGATCAGCTGGCCGAGCGCGCCACCGAAGCCGCCCAAGAAGCTCTGCCCCTGCTGCGACACACCCTGCGCCACGCCCTGCAGCGCCGTGCCGATCTGGTTGGTTCCGGCGACCAGCGTGTCGGTGCCCACGCCGCCGCCCAGGCTCGGGAGCCCGGTCCCGCCCGCGATACCGGCCGCCGGGGCGGTGCCGGTGGAGGCAATGTCCGGCCGGTTGGGGATGCCGCCCCCGCCCAGGCCGAGCGCACCGCCCAAGCCGGGCACGCCGCTACCGACGTTGATAGTGGCGGCGCCGACCGAGATCGAGGCGTTGGCGGCCGTTGTGGCCGCCGCAGTTGCTGCGGCGGCGCCATTGTCGTTCGCCGAGCTGATCCCCAGCAGGCCGCCGAGCCAGCCCCCGCCGTCCTTCGTGGCGATGGCGCCGAGCTGGTCGAAGGCCTGGTTGGCCAGCTTGTCGAGCGGCTGCACCACCAGCTTGTCGAGCGCGAGCTTTTCCAGGCTGTCGCCCAGGGCCGTCACGGCATCAACACCCTCGGCACTGCCGCCAGTCAGCGCCTCGACAAAGCTCTTGAAGCTGTCGCGCGCGCCATCGAGGGCGCCGTAAATCTCAGGGTTCGCCACCCGGCTGATCTGCCGGTCCACCGCCGTTTTGGCATCGTCCTGCGTGTAGCCGGCTTCCCGCAGCCGATCCAGGGTACCGGGGTCGCCGCCCTGGACCAGCGCCCGGATCTGCTGCAGCCGCGCCAGCTCGCGGGTTTGTGTCTCCTCGTCCGTGGCGGTCGATCCGATCAGCGACACCGCCTCGCCGCCCAGCTGCTGGCGCTGCCGCTCCTGGCTCTGCAGCTTGCGAAGGGCCTCCGACGCGTCGCCATACGCGACGGCCTGTGCCTTGATCTTGGCCAGCATCGCGTCTGTGACCGGAATCCCGGCCTGGTGGGCGGCATTCAGCAGATCCTGCTGCGCCTTCAGCTCGGCGGCCGCCCGCGTCGTCAGGCCAATCGTGTCGGCCTGGGTCCGCATGTCCTGCGTCGCCTTGGTGATCCGCTCCGATTCCTGGGTCCAGGCATTGCTGCGCTTGGCCGCCGAGGCAGCTTCGGCGGCGTCCTTCTTCGCCGCGTCGGCGTCAAAAGCCTTACCTTTGGCATCGCGAGCGGCATCGATCTGGTCCTGCACACCGATGACCACGCCACCGGCGGCTAGCTTGGCCGCCGCTGCCTCTCCGGCCTGATCGACCGCCTTCTGTCGCGCCCTGGCGCGTTCGGCCGCCTTTCCCCCGGCCGTGGCTGCGGCATCGTCCAGATCGCTCTGGATACCGCGCTGAACGTCGGCCTGTGTTGCCGCAGCCTGAAACGCCCGCCCAAAGGCCCCGGCGAAGGTTTCCGCCTTGTCGGCTATACCGCGGGCTAGGTTCTGGCCGAGGAACGTGTCGATGCCCAGGATCAGATGATCGAGCAGGTCCCCGGCGCCGCCGAAGGCCTTGCCCAGGTGGTCGGCTGCAGCGGCGGCGTCGACCATGACGCGGTCGGCCTCGGTCGCGGTCCCGTTCAGGATCCGCATCCGCGCTTCCATCACCTCGATCTTTTCGCCGCCGATCTCGGCGCCGGCGGACAGGCCAGCCACGGCCTTGGTCCAGCTTTCGATCATCGTCTTGGCCGGGCCGGTCGCACCCTTGCCCAGGTCCACCAGCTGGTCGTAGAGGCCCGTCAGATAGTCGCTCTTGCGGTTACCCTCGAACAGCGGCTGCAGCGCCGTCTGCAGCTTGGCCTTCAGGTCGGCCGGGACTTTGAAGTCGGCGTCGAACTCCAGATGCGCCGGAATCGCGACCTGCTGGCCGGTGGCCAGGTCCAGCGACTGGTGCCCCGGCACGAATTCTGTGTTGGTGTCCCGGATCGCCTTCAGCGCCGCATCGGCCGCGGCCTTTGTCGCGCCGATCTGCTCGTCGATCTTGACCTGCAGCTGCTCGCGGATCACCTCGCGCGTGGCATCGGACATGCCGGCGAAGCTGTAGGCCAGCGCGTCGGCGGTCTGCTTCGCCCTGCCGCCGAGCGCGATCCAGTCGTCCAGCGTCTTCTGGTGCAGCTTCAGCGCGTCGTCGTTCTCCTTGCTCGACGACGTGAACAGACCCAGCCCGTTGGCCAGGCCGGCGAAGATCGCCAAGCCCGCACCGGCGAGGGCACCCCAGATGCCGAAGACGCCGAGCAGCTGGCTGCCCTGCTGCGCGAACGCCACCAGCACATTCTGCCCGGCGGCGACCTGCACGCTGAAATCCTGGACCTGGTAGCCGGCCTGCTGCGCGAACAGGCCGAACCGGCGGGCACCGGCGCCGGCCACATTCGTCTGGGCAGCGGTGTTCGTGTTCGCGGCGCTCAGCTTGGTGTGGGCTGCTGTCGCCGCGGTGGCGGCCTCTGCTTCGCTGACAAGCGCGCGACGGCCGGCCTCGGCTCCTGCTGCGGCCGCGTTCTCTGCGGCCGCGAGGCCGCTTGCCGCACCTGTCGCGCTGGCCATTGCCGCGGTGGCCTGGGCAGCGGCCTGGCTCTCCTCCTGGATGGCCTGCCCCGCGGCCGCGGCGGCGGCGCCCATGGGGGCTGTCACGGCCGTCAACTGACCTGCCGCGGCAGCCATCTCGCCCAGCGCGCCAGGCCCGCCACCGCCGATGTTGGCGAGCTGCTGCAGCTCGCCGCGGAACGACGCGACATTGGACTTGGCGGCGGCGGTGTCGGCCTCGACCAGGATGCCGACGCGCAGGACTGTGATCGGGGCGTTAGCCATGGCGATCGTTCATCAGGCAGCGCGCCTCCGCCTCCATGACCCGGATGTCGTCGAACCGCCGCGGCGTCATCTTGACGCCCGACATCCGCGCGGCAGCTTCGATCCCGGGATAGTCCAGCCCGGTCGCGATCGGCATCTTCCCTCCGGCCAGGAAACGCCATTGCGTCTGCACCGCCAGGAACAGGCGGAAGGACTTGGCGTTGTCGGGCCATATCGCCGGCGCCGCCCGGTCCTGTTGGAACCGGGCGACGGGCTCGATTTCATGCTCGGGAACGCCCAGGGCGCGCAGCTCGGTCACAGTGTCCTCGTCGATCGGGGTGTCATCGCCGGCCAGCAGGAACCGGACGGCGGCGATCAGTTTCCCCGGCGATTCTCCTCGGCCCCCGTGCCGGTGACCGCGCGCGAATAGGCAGTGACGATCGCGGTCCCGGCCCCGAACATGTCCAGGACCGTGGCCAGCGCCTGGCGTGAGAAGGCGAGCGGCGTGGCATCCGCCTCGCCGATCGCCGCACTGTCCCAGCCCAGCACGATGCGCTCATAGATCGCGGTGGCGGCTTCCACCGCCTCCTCCTCGGATTGGGCCTTGGCGCTGGCCTCGTGGAGGTCGCGCAACAGCTGGGCGAAGGCGCTGGCCTTGATCTGCCGGAACTGGAAGGTCACGGCCTTGGCGGTGCGCTGCCCGTCTTCCCCGACCTGCCAGAACTCCACCGGCCAGCTGAAACGGCGCTCGGAAGCGACGATGAACATGGGTTAAAGACCCCTTTAAGTGTGATTGAACCTGGCCGTCGGGACGGCCTATTTGACGGTGAGCAGGAACTCGTCGTCGCCGGTGGTCGGCAACGCATCGAACGGGATGGTCCATTCCTCGATGCCGTCGGTCTCGCCGAGCGTCACGTCGGTCAGCTGGATAGTCGCCATGTTCAGGTCAACGATGTTGCCGGCGACGGCGCCGTGCACGACGTGCAGCGGGCCCAACGTCTCGGCGTCGACCAACTGGTAGGGATTGAACGTTGCGATATCGGTGGCGGCGACCACGATCGTGCCGTTCATCGCGCGATCGGACTGCACCACCTCCTCGTCGCCGATCATGAAGTGGGGGGCGACCACATTGCCGAAGTTGAAGGTGAGCTTGCGGACGATGGCGGCCCAGCCGAACAGGGTCACCGTGGTGTTCGTCTTGTTGCAGATCAGCGGCTTGGTGAAACCGGTCAGGGTCGGCGCCGGCAGCACGACGGCCGTCGGTGCTTGCCACAGGCTGGTGAAGCTGTAGCGCACGATCGGCCGCTTCGACTTCTCCAGCGTGATCACGGCGTCGCCGCGGCCGCCCAGCAAGGCATGGCGGCGACCGTCGTAGTTCATGTGGTTGGTGATCGACTCCCAGCCCGAGGAGACAGGGTGGTACTGGACGTCGGTCCCGACGGTCTGCACGGCCGCCATTCCGCAGGCGCGCAACAGCGGGCTGTAGCCGGGCAACGTGCCGGCGGTACCGGCGCCCGCCAGCTCGACGTCGAATTCAAGCTTCTGCTGCTTCTCCACCCGCATGCTGGGCTTGGCCCCATAGTACGGGGTCATGTAGCCGCGCTTTTCGGTGCTGCCCCCCATCGGGGTCAGAGTGCCGTTCTCGGCCAGGATCGCGTTGGCAGCGCCGGTCGGGACCGGGTCGACGCCGTAGGTGGCCTCGATCTTGCTGGTCAGCACTTGGCGGCGGAAATACTTACGGGCCATGGATCAGCCCTCCTTCGGGCCAGGAAATATCTCGCTGAGCGTGCGGCCACGCGCCGGCTTGGGCTTGCTAGCCTCTTCCCCCGACACCTCGACCGTGCCGTCACCTTCGGCCGCGGCGGTGGCCGTCTGGGAGAGTGCAGGCGCCGACGGTTCGGCCTGGCCGGCTTCTGCCGCCGGCGCCTGCGGGGCGCCGTCACCTGTGGTGACGGCCGTCTGGGGGGCGGTGGCCTGCAGACCGCCGGAGGCCTCATCAAGGCCCTCCGATCCGTCCCCCCGGGTATCCTGCTGCGAAACCTGTTCGCCGGTCGGCATGGTCCGCTCGACCAGCTCGGGCGTGGCATCCGGCGTCTCGCGCCGATAGAGACCCCCAACCTTCATCAGATCCTCCTAGTCGGTGTAGCGATCGCCGGCGAAATCCAGCTGGTAGAAGACGGCGCCGGCGGTCAGCGACAGCAGCGCGCCCCGCACGACGTCCAGCGGCGTCTCGACCGATGCAGGCTGCCAGCCGACCAGGGCGGCCTCGATCGCCTTCTCCAGCACCGTGATGCTGGGCAGGCTCTTGCCGCCGGTGGCGTCGCCGGCGTAGCGGACGAGGAAGACGACACCGACCCGTTCGGTGATGCGTTGGCTATGCGCGCCGGTGAACACTGTGTTCGGCGCCGCCCCGAAGCCCAGCGGCAGCACGAAGGACGCCGGCGTGCGCGGCGGCAGCGTCTTCTGCGCCACCAGCGTCGCCAGCTCGGCCGCGCCCTCGACCCGGTTCTGGAATGCCGGCACCTCGGCCTTCAGGCGTTCGGTCACGTCGTCGACCAGGCTCATGACGGAGTCCCTGCCGACAAGGTGAAGTGGTCGATCAGAATTGCCCCGATCTCCACCTGGTCGGCATCGTCGATGCCCAGGAACGGCCGCGCCGGCATCTCGATCTCATGAGCACCGACCGCATGGTCGGTCGCGAAGTTCGATTTCGACCGCTTCACGAAGCGGGGCAGCAGCTCGTCCAGCTTCTCGTCATATTTGCGATAGATCGTCTGGGTCCGAGCCTCGCGCTTGATCGTGCCGCCCAGCTGGTGGATGGCGGCATAGACGACATTGGTCCCGACCTCGGCGCCGTCGGCGGAGGCCAGATGTGTGATCGACTGGCGCAGCCTGGCCGTCTCGGTCAGGGTCTGCCCGCCTTCCTTCAGGGCGCGCAGCGACGGCGGCCACGGGTTGCCGTCCGGGCCCGTTTCCGTCTCGAACCGGTGGACGGTCGATCCGACCAACGAGGCGCCGATCGCGTCGAACGCCGGCAGCATGTCGACCAGGCCGGCCTCGATCTGGCCGAACGCCGCCATGACGACAGCATCATCGACCCTGATGCCGACGCCGGTCATTACATCCCCGCCTTGAGATTGCCGGCCGTGAAGACGCGATCGCCGCCAGTGAAGCGGACGCCACCGCTGGCCTGCGCCGCCGGCGGCTCGGTTCCCCCGATGTCCAGGCGCACCTGGCCGGCCGCGATCGCCTGCAGCGTCTTGATGGCGTCGCGATAGTCTTCCCGCACCTTCTCCGGCACGACATCGACATGCAGCTTGTACAGGCCGATGGTCGCGGCCAAGTCGCGCAGCAGCGACGGTACGGTGGGCAGCGGCAGGGCGTAGCGCGCGGCCAGGTAGCCGTCGATCAGCGCGTCGGTGTCGTCGAGCGCCCGGGTCATGACCGCCGCGTCGATCGCCCCGGCGGGCGGTTCGGCGCGGTCGGTCAGCTGCACCAGGCGCTCGTTGCCGTAGCGGTCGACCAGCTCATCCTGGGTCGCGTAGCTCACTTCGATCCCTTGCCACGCTTGCCGGCGGCATCGGCCAACGCTGCCGCCTTGGCCGCCTCTTCCTCGGCCAGACGCTCGCGGTCGGCGTCGGCCTCTTCCAGCCATCGCTCCAGCGGCATGCCGGACGGCTCGACGATCAGCATCGGCTCGGCGAGCAGCGCTTCGATCTGCTCGTCGGTGAAGATGCCCACCCGATGCTCGACGGGCGAGGCCGGGTGGGAAAGGCCGGCGCGACGGAAACCGTCGCGCCGGGCCGTGATGCGAAAGGCGGTCATGGCGTCAGGCCAGCCAGGGCACGACCATGAGCTCGGCGGTGCCGGCCCAGGGATTGCTCTCACCGCCGTTCACCAGCTGGCTCTGCAGCAGGCGGCGGCCGGCTCCTTCCAGCGCCGGCGGCACCACCAGCAGGTTCGGCACGACGCCGAGCGGCCGGCCATAGTCGCCCTTGAGGCCCGACATCGCCGCGCGCGCCGCCTCGTAGGCGGTCCCGTCCAGCGTCTGCTTCGAACCGTAGGCGAGCTGCCAGAAGCCGAAGCCGACATTGCTGCGGCCATCGACGCCGTAGCGGAACTCCTTCTTGCTGAAGACGTTCTCGTCAGTCGGCGCGTCCATCGACACGAAGTCGAAGGCCTTGCGCTGCTGGAAGATGGTCGGTTTCAGCGCGCGGCTGACGTCCAGCAGATACCAGCCGGTGCCCGAGCCGCCGCCGGTGTTGCTGACCGACTGGGCCACGCCGTTCGCGTCGAGCACCGGATGATCGGTGTCGAAGAAGAACTGCTTGTCGTAGCAGGGCGTGCTGAAGCCGGCCTTCAGCAGCGGGAAGATCAGCTCGTCCGGGAAGGTCGCGGTGGTGCGGCCCATCTCACCGAACAGCGGTGTGTAGACGCCGACGTTGTCGTCCGAGATGTCGTCCCGGTCGACGGCGATCGTCATCTCCCACGGCTTGTTCTTGATCGCGTAGTCGGAGCTGGAGATGTTGTTGACCACGCGGTCGCCCAGCCACTCCCGGACCCGCGGCAGCTGGTTCAGCCAGCCATACTCGTTGCTCTTGGTGCCGGACGGCACCACCGTGGCGACCCGGGTGTACATCGGCGTGATGCTGCCGAGCACCCGCTGGAATTCGGCGCGGTAGCCGATGCCGAGGGTCCGAAGATTGGCGGCGTTGATCTGCACGGGCGTGGCTCCTTAGAACTTGATCCAGACGCCCTGGGCGTCGACGTCGAAGACGGTGCCGGCGGGGGATCGGGTGCCGGTGCCGTCGGTTTTGGCGACCGTCTGGTCGTCGACGATGTAGGCGACGTCGCCGATCTCGCCCCGGGTGATGGCGTCGGTCGACGCGCTGTTGGCGAAGCGGAACACACCCTTGCGGATGCGGACGTTGATGTCGCCGGCGGCGCCGGCGCTGTTGTCGGCGCGGGCGTCGGCGCGGCCGAGACCGACCAGGCCGAGCGCGGTGGCGCCCTTGGTGGCGAAGCCGGCGGCGTTGCCCGCCACCAGGGAGCCCGCGAAGATCACGGTCGCGGCGGCGACCCCGATCTCCAGGATGCCGCCATCGCGGTAGGGCGTGTCGCGGTCGGCAGTCAGCGCGGCCATTACAGGGTCTCCGTCTTGGTGACTTCGGCCTTCGACTTCCGATAGGCCTCCGGATCGATGCCCATCAGGGCGATCGCCTTGGCCTCTTCGGCGTCGACACCCGGCAGGGTGTCGGTGGCGGGGATGATCGGCAGCGGCGCGGAATGCAGCGACGGCATCGCCGCCAGCTCCTTATCGACACCGGCCGGGTCGGCGATGTGCCGCGCGATGTAGTGGTCGCGCAGCGGCTTGATGCCGGGCTTGCCGGCCTTGATCGCACCGTCGACGGCGGCCTGCGCCTTATCCGTCGACACCGACGTCTGCAGCGCCGTGAACTGGGACTGCAGCGCGACCACCTGGGCTGCCGGCACCGTCTTCGCCGGGTCGGCGAGGATCTTGACCGCGCCCAGGATGTCCGTCGCGGTCGCGGCCGCCGCCAGCCCAAGCGCCGTGGCAATCGGCGTCAGCTGCGCCGCATGGGTCGACGGCGCGGCCTTCAGCGTGGTGACGGCGCCCAGCACGGCCGCGTCGTCCGCGGTCGCGGGCAGGCCAAGATCGGTCCGCAGCTGCGTCGCGTGAGTGGAGACGCCGGTCTTGAGACTGGCGACGGCGCCGAGGACGGCCTTTTCGTCCGCCGCCGCGGGCAGGCCGAGGGCGGTGCGCAGCTGCGCGAGGAGATCCATTTCGGTTTCCTGTTGGTGGAGGGACGCGAGGGTCAGGTTGGGCGCGTTAACCAGCGAAGCGCGGAGAAGGCGCAGCACCCGGCCGGTCGACTTCTCGACGGAGATGGCCGGCGAGATGTGCCGATAGGCCTTGTCCTCGACGAGGGCGCGGCCGGCGCCGGTCCATTCGACCCGGCCCCAGATCCCGTCGGTCCGCGATTCAAGCGCCGTGATCCAGCCGCGAGCTGGCGCCGGCTCGCCCTTCGGCGCCGCCAGGTCGGTCGAATGGTTCTCGTCGATCGGCAGCCGGGCGCCGGCCGGCATGCTGGCGGACAGCACCGCACCGACATCGGCCAGCTGATAGGGGCCGCGGCCATCGACGCCGCTGAAGGTGCCGGCCGGCACGAAATGCACCCATTCGGGCGCGGCCTGTCCGTCGGACAGGGCAGCGGCCTGCAGGGTGATGATCTGGTGCAACGTCATGGCCATGACCCTGACGGGTCCGGACCCCGGAAATCAGTCCCTAGGACCATGGGGGCGGCATGGGTCGAAACGGGGGTGTACCCGTGGGGCGAGGATCGACGTTAAAGGCACCTTAAAGGGGTCTACGCGGCCGGACGCCCCCTCATCGGTACGCCGGGGCCGCCCGAAGGCGCCGCCGCCCGTCCTGCGCGATCTCTGCGCGCCGTTGTCTGGGCCGCCCTATCGGCCTATGATCAACCAGCAGGTGCCGAGGGGGTCCGCGATCCCGATCCTCGACCACCGGGCGACCAGGCCGGCGCGGCGGCCTGAGTCTCATCCCGATTGCTCCGGTTCCTGGGTCAGCTTCCGCCACCAGGCCAGCAGCCCCTGGCGCAGCAATTTCGCCCCGGCCTTGTTGCCACGGAAGAACGTCAGGCCCGACCACTGGTTGCCGTCGGCGTCCGCGACGATGCCGATGGTCCGATCCTTGTCGAGCTGGATCAGCTTGACGTAGCGCCGGCGCAGCAGCACCCGGCCGGTCGCCTCGTTGCGGGCGAAACCCACCCAGATCTCGGCCGGATCCTGGATCACCTCCGGGATCAGTGGGAAGAAACCCTCGCGGCCATCCTGCCGGGCCGGGCTCTCCAGAATGTGGTCGACGATGGCCTGGCCGACCTGGACGCGATCGCCGGTGGGATCGGTGAAGATCTTCTCGTCGCCGCCGATCGCCTCGCGCAGCAGCTCGCGCATCCGTGCGGCATCGCCCGGCGGCGCCTGCGGCCCGGGCGCCGCCTTCGGCACGTCGACCGGCAGCGGGCGCGGCGGCACCGGCGGCGCGCCTGGCGCGTCCAGCGCGGTCCATTTCCCGTGCTTCTCCAGCGCCAGGTTCTCGGGCCCGCGGCCGACGCCTGCCATGCCGACGTTGTAGCCGAAGCCCGGGTCGATCCCCTCGGGCACCTGGATCGTCACCGGCCCGTCCGGGGTGTTGATGGTCCGGTCGACCAGCGGCGAAGGCGGCGCAGCCGGCGACAGCTTGAAGCCGAACCGGGCCAGGTCGCGCTCGGACACAGACTGCACGCTGCAGCGGCAGTTCCACCCGTTGGGCGGGAAATGCGTCTTCCACCAATCATCGTCGATCGGCAGCACCGTGCCGTGCCAATGCCGGTGCAGCGGCCGGGTGCGGCCGTCCAGCACGGCGACGTAGCGCAGATACGGTCTGACCTTCTTGACCCGCTGCAGCTGCTCCCATCGCCCAGCGGAATAGGCGGTGCGGAGGTTGGTCTGGAAGATCACCTTGCTGCGCCAGCCTGGGCTGCCCTTGTAGGACCAGCCATGGGCCGCGACGATGCGGTCGAAGTCCTTCCGGAAGTCTTCCAGCGTCCCGCCCTCGGCGATCGCCTTGGTGACGGCTTCGTGGAAATCGGCCAACAGGGCATCACTCTGGGCGCCGGCGACGACGAAGGCCCGGGCGTGCTGGCCTTCCCACAAGTCGGTCCAGGCCCGCGTGGGCAACCTGATCTTCTGCCGCAGGAAAGCGATCGCCTCGACCGGGTCGACGTTGAACGGCTTCGGATCCGCCACCGGTCAGCCCCCGTCGATCGTGTCGGACCGGCCCGACAGCTCCGCGAACACCATGGCCTTGCGCATCGCCTCGGCCAGCGCCGCCGGATCCAACTGCGGCCGCAGGGCTAGCAGGCCGTCGCGCACCTCCTCCAGCGTGTCGGCGCCCTCAACCATGCTGCGGATGGCATCGATCAGCTTGTCGGCTGCGGGCTGGGCCAGCAAGTCGGCATCGTCGGCCAGGTCGTCGAGCGCGTCACGTGGCGGCGTCTCCGGAACGCCAAGGTGCAGTTCATCGCCGGGCCGCGGCAACGCCTGGCCCGGTCCTTTCTGGCCGGGCATCTTTTGGCCAGGCAGCGCCTGCCCTGGAAACGCCGGGGCCGGCGCCGGCGCTGTCAGCAACTCGGCGTCCTTCTCGGGCTCGGTCAGGCCGATCAGGTCGCGCAGCTCGGACGCCTGCACCTTCAGGCCCAGCGGCACCAGGGCCGCGACGCTGTCGACGATCAGCTTGAGATCGACGGCGTCACTCCGCCCGATCCGCAGGCGGGGATACATATCCTGGGGGCCGTATTCCAGGTCGATCCACGGCTTGACCAGGTCGCAGTTCAGGGCGCCGGCCAGCGTCTTGGCATCGGCCTTCTCGATATCCTCCTGGACCTGCCGGTGCTCCTGCCCGACCGCATGGCCGCCGGCGATCGCGTCCGTGGTCGCGGTCTGGCCCAGCACACCCTTCGACACCTGCTGGTCCAGCCAGTCGACGCGATCGCGGTAGAGCTGGCCAGTCTGCGCCGCGCCCTCGCTCTTGATGAACTCGATCACCATCGATTCGGGGATGATCGCAGCGCAGTCACCGGCGATGTTCGCCACCGCCCGGAAAAGCAGATCCTTGTCGGCCTCGGTCGCATCCGGGCCGAACTTGCCGACACGGATCGGCTGGCCATAGGTTTGCACGAAGATCGCCCAGTCGCGCTGGGCATAGCTCTTGAACATCCACGCCCAGGCCGCCAGGCGGGCGATGCCAGACCGGATCGGCAGGCCCGACTTGGCGCGGAACACGGCGGTGATGAACTTGAAGGGCTGCAGCGGCTGCGGCCCGTCCTCGGTCTTCAGCAGGGGGGTGCGGCCGTCTGCGCGGTCGAATTCGAACCAGCGCGGGTCCCGCCACTCCAGCCGGGCCGGCTGCCACTGCCCCGAGCTGGTGTCCCAGATGATTTCGGTGATCGAGAAGCCCTTGCCGACGGCATCCATGATGTCGAACAGCTCGCCCTGCAGCTCGTCGCGGTTGAGCCATTCCCGCACCATGTCCGCATGGGCCACGTGCTCGGCCGCGTCCGACGCGGCGTCCACCGTGATGTCGAGCTGGGCGACGCTGCGCTTGCGTGTGCCGAGCACGCCGGCATAGTGCAGGTCGCGTTCCTCGATCTGCTCGGCCAGCTCCAGGTATCGGACCGGGTCGCCGGTGTCGACCTCCCGCAGGATCGCCGCCAGGCGCTCCGGAGTCATCCCGTCGCCGGGATAGCCCGTCAGCACCGACCGCACACCGCCCAGCGTCGGGCCCGCCTGTTCGCTGGTCAGGGCCGCCCGGTTCATCGGCTGGCCGTCAGGGCCCAGGATGCTGGATTTCGCCATCAGATGCTCCCGCGCAGTCGCACGCCCAGCGGCCGCCGCCAGATTGGCGCGTCGTCTTCGTCGTCCGCCCGAAGCGGCGATCGCATCGCCGTGACCGGCCGGTAGTCGTATTCGGTCGGCGCGACGTCGGCGACGGCGATCGCCAGGAACAGGGCCCAGGCTCGATCGGCGTGGCCCTTGGCGTCACGCCCCGACAGCAGCCGCGGCGCCCCGGTGGCGCCGGCGACGCGCTTGATCTTGCGGATGTCGGCGCGCAGCTCGGCATCGTCGGGGAGACGGATCAGATGCTCTTCGAATGCCCGCTTCGCCGCGGTGGCGACCATCAGGGGCCGGTCGCCCGAGAACAGCACGCCTTCCACCCGCAGGTTGCCGTGGCGGCGCTTCGCGTCTTCCACCGGCTTCTCGCCCATGCCGGTCTGGTCCATGGCGATCCGGATGGTCCGGTAGCGCGCGACCTGGGCATCCAGCACCTCGTCCTGCAGGGCGAAGGGCGCGTTCCGCAGGATCTGTTCCTCGCGCTGCCACAGCACGTCGCCGACGCGCTCCAGCGCCGTCGACACCCAAAGGTCGCCGCGCCGGGCGATGTCGTTCCCGATATAGGTGCCGCCGCCGGCGTAGAGGTTCGGGTCGCCAGCGTCGGCATGCGTCGCCGCCGCGATCAGCTCGGGCGGGATCCAGGATCCGGCGCCGGTCGCGGGGATACAGTTCAGTTCCTCGTCGGCCGCCTCGCCGTAGAAGTCGACGATGCCCTGGCGCCAGGTCGCTTCGGCCTCGGGCGACCAAGCCTTGCCGGTGACCAGGCAGATGCGCTCGTACAGGCCATCCGCCAGCGCCTGGTCGAACGTGACGCTGATCAGCGCATAGGGCTTGCTGCCGTTCCGCGCCGCCTCCACCAGCTCGTTGTAGGGGTTGTCGATCCCATTGTGAGTCGAGATCACCAGTACCTTCCCGCCCCACATCAGCAGCGCCAGCGCGGCCTTCATCACTTCGGGCAAAGCGTCGTGGAATGCGGCCTCGTCGATGATGACGTAGCCCTGGCGGCCGCGCAGGCCGCGTGGCTTCGACGACAGCGCCAGGATATCGAAACCGGAGGCGAAGGTGATGCGGAAGGCCAGGATCGCAGTCTCGCCGTCCTGGTCGAACACGACTTCATCGACGACGCTGGCAGCTTTGTCGAACAGCTTGGCCCAGGCTGCACAGGTGTCGATGAACTCGCGGGTCATCTCCCGCTCATAGGCGAGATAGAACACGTCCATGCCGCCGGCGCCCTTGGCCGAGGCGGCAGTCAGGACTGCGTCGGCGGCGATGGCCCACGTGAAGCCGATGCGTCGGCTCTTCTCGCAGATGACCACTTGGCGATCGGCGGTCGTGGACAGCAGCTGCTGCTGGTACGGCAGCAGCAGCGCCTCGTCCGCCAACCGATCGCGGAGATCGAGCCCCGGCATCTCAAGCATGTTGATCCCCCTGGCCGCGGGCATGGAGAGTCATGGCACGCGACTCACCACGGGACGCGACGAAGGAGGGGGCCATGGCCGACAGCAAACAGGGCGCGACAACGTTCACCGGCACCACTGCGGAGGCTGCGTCATATGACGAGGATACGAAGCGGGTCGGGCTCCGCTTCCAGCGAAAGAACGAAGGGCCCGTGTTCATTGACTTCCCTTCGAACCAGCTCGGCTGGCTGATCGTCGAGTTGGTGAACGCCCGGGCCCTGGTTCAGGGAGACGGTCAGCCTGACCAGTATCCCCTGCATGGGGGAACGACTCAGATCGGCTTGACGATGGATGGGCACATTTACCTGAGGTTTGAGACGAAAGAGGGGTCTCCCTTTTCGTTCGCCCTGGAGCGAGATCAGGCCCGGAAAGTGGTGGATGGTGTACAACAAGTGTTGGCCCGGACAGCATCAGCCGGTCCGGGCTCTGTTCAATAATCGAAGACCGATCGACCAGCGTCAGCGCGATAGTTCCCATCAGCTCATCCCCAGGAACACGGCCTTCAGATCGCCGACCGTGTCGCGCGACAGGCCACGTTGCGCCGCCACCTTGTCGACCGCCTTCTCGGCTTTGGCCGCCATCTCGGCAGCGACTTCCTTGCGGATCCGCAGGGCGTGATCCGTATTGGTCTTGGTGGCCGTCACAAGGTTGCGGATGGCAGAGGACAGCAGCATGGCACCCTCTGGATCCAACGTGACCACCTCGCCGTCCTCACCTCCGGACAGCAGCGACTGCAGCGACGCGTGCATCAGTTCGATGTTCAGGCGGGCCTGGCGATCGTCACTCGCGGCGCCGAGCTGGCCCATGATCGCCTCGGCCGCAGCGCGGCTTTCCTGCAGGCGGGCGCGGATCTTATCCCAACGCTGGACATGCCGGTGCAGACCGGACCGGCTGACCTCGACGTCCAGCTCGTTGAGCTTCGCCAGGATCTCGTCGATCGTGCGGCCGCCTTCGCGCAGGCGGCCGATCAGGTCGCGGACCTCGAATGGCAGGCGGTCGATCTTCGATGGACGTGCCATCCTAGGCCCTCGCGCTCGGCCGCTTCACCCCGGGGTGTGTGACGATGCCGGCGGCAGTGTCCTGGCCGCGCCCGGTCAGCGTTGCCACGGTCAGGCTGATGCCGAAGGCCTCGGCCCGCACCAGGCCCTGCTCGGACAGCCAGGCGATCTCGGACCGCACCTGGTCGCGGCTGGCGCCGAAGCCCAGCTCGCTGCGCAGCACGTCGAGCAGGATGCTGTCGTTCGCGGAGTAACCCGGCGCCTGCTCCAGCACGCGCAGGATGGAAATGCGCAGATGCTCGCGCCAGCGATCCGCCATCGTCATGGTCACCGCTTGCCCTCCGCAAAGATCTGTTCATGGCGGACGACGCTGCCCTCGATCCGCTCGACGAGCTTCTCCTGGCCCTTCATGGCCTGGTCCAGCGTTGACAGCTTGCCGTTCAGCTCCGCGAGCTGCACGGTCAGCCGGCCGACGTCGTCGCGTGAGGGCATGTGAAGCAAGCTGGTTTCAACCAGCGTGATCCGGTGCTCCGCGGTCCCGATCTGGGATCGAAGGGTGGTGCCGGACTCATGGATTTCCCCCCTCAGGGACTCCAGCGCATCGTTGCGCTCTTTCGCCGACTGCTCGAAACGTTCGGTCGTGACGAAGCGGGTCCGCATCGACCAGGCGATCCATCCGACCAGCATCGGCGTCAGGATGGCCAAGGCCATGATCAGCCAGGGCCGCAGCCATTCGAATTCCATTACCGTCCCCGTTCCTTTCGCTCGGCCTGCGCGGCGCAGCTGATGCAGCGCCGCACGCCGGCGAGCGCGCGCCGACGGGCCGGCGGGATCGTCTCGCCACAATCGGCGCAGATGGCGGATGACGTCCGCAGCGCGCGCTGGCGGGCATGCTGGCGTTGTTCGGCGAGCGCCTCGGTCCGGAGGCGCTCGCTCAGGTCGTTGGCCTGGTCGATGTCGTCAGCCACCGCACACCTGCAGCTGTTCGTCGAGGCGCTTCAGGCGCTGGTACCAGGCCTTGGTGGCCGGCTTCTCGGGCGGGGCCGTGAACTCGTCCGCGACCCCCGGGCCGGCCGCGGGGAATGGCGGGCAGACGCCGCTACTGTCGGCGCAGCCACTCGACAAGCTCAGGATCAGTAGCGTCAGGGCGGGCAGCAATTTCATTTTGGGTCTTCAGGGTGTCCGCATCGGATTTGGCCTGGCTGCTCTCGGCGCGAGCCTGGCCGAGCAGGTAGCCGAGAAGGGCCGGCAGCCCGGTTCTGAACCACGCTGCCAGCCCCTTCAGGATGTCGCCGATCACGCCGGCGCCGGCGCCGGTACCGATGCCGTGCCGGATGGCACCGCCTGGCCCCGCGCCCCCAGCTTCGCCACGATCAGGTTGCTCAGCTCGCCCGGGCTCGGAACCAGGACGCCGAGGGCCGACGCCGCGTTGGTCTGTGCATAGTCGATGATGGACGCCAGGGCCTGGTCGCGGACATCCAACGTCCAGGGTGCCATGCCGAATTGCGCCAGCGCCTTATCGATGCCGTTCTCGACGGCGCTGTGCAACGCGGCCCGCGCCTGGTCCGCCAGCTGGCCTACCTTGACGTTGCCGTCCAGGTGGACCCAGCGCAGGACCCAACCGATCGCCGCGGCGATCAGGGCGTCGATGCCGACGACGAGATATTCCCGGATCGCGGCCACGGTCGGCGACAGATCGACAGTGGTGCCGTCGGCCGCATGGGCGACGGGGATGGAGACGGCGAAGACGATCGGAATCGCGCACACCGCCGCCAGCAGGATGTAGCCGAGCATCCGCAACAGCTTCATGGTCAGATCTCCGGTTGGTGATAGGCGCGGGCCAGCCAGCCGGCCCGCCATTTCTCGCGAGCAGGCTTGAGGGCGATCAGCTCGCGGTAGAAGCCTGCGGCCTCGCTGCCGAGGGTGCAGGACAGGTTGGCGGCGCCATCGGCCGTGGCGATCGCCGTGGCGGCAGTCAGGGTCCGGGGGCCGATGATGCCATCATCGACCACGCCCTGGCCGTGGGCGCGCAAGGCGCGTTGAAGCAGCGTGAAAGCGGGCTTTGTGCCCATGTTGACGGCCAGGTCGAACAGCTTGGCGCCGACCGGCGGCGCGAGGCGCTCATAGGGGCCGGGCTGCCACCAGCGCCGGAAATACAGCTCGGTCGCCTGGGCCCGGGTCATGCCGCGGACATCGAACCAGTCGATGTCGCCGTCGCCATCGATGTCGCCCTCGTCGAGCCCGAGGCTCTTGAGCCAGCGCAGGGAAATGCCCCAGTTCGTGGCGCCGCCGGCATCGGCCGGATCGTCGACGAAGCCGCCTTCATGCTGCAGGACGAAGGGGATCGCCGCGCCGAAGGCTGCGGTGAAGGAACCGGGATCGAGGAGGCGCAGCGCGCTATCGGCCATCATGGGGCAGATAGTCGCGGGATCACGTGCGGGTGATCAGTCCCTAGGACCGTGGTAGCTTCGCGGTCGGACCCCAGAAACTACGAGGCCGACGATGGCGACTGCCGAGGACAGAGCGATCGAGGCGATCATGGACAGGTTCGGCGTGATCGAGAAGTCGCTGTTGGACGGCCGGGCCGACGCGGAACTGGATAGGTTGCTGGTGGATCTGGCAGCGTTGGAAGGGTCCGTGACGTCAGAAGGGCGCGCCAGGATCGAGCGCTTCAAGACATCGTTTCAGAGGGCGATCGGCGTCGAGATGGACAAGGTCGCCAACCGACCAGGAACGCCATCGCGGGACCATGTCAGGCTGTTGCTGGGCCTGGTGAAGGTTCTGTACGACCACGAGATCATCGACAAGGCGAGCCGCGACACCCTCAACTATGATCTGCATTGCCTGGTGCTGTAGAGGGCAGGTCGAATAGGACCATCTGACGCCCATCCTCATTCGCCGGGCGAGGCTGCCGATGCCTATGACCGCACACTGGACAAGCCGGGGGGGCCACACCAGGCCTTCCATCCTCGACCTCGACCTCGGCCCCGGCCTCCCCCTTCGGCACGCCCTGGACCAGTTGCTCCGCCCGGCTGATCGAGATACCGAGTTCCGCGGCGATCAGGCGAACACTCGTCCCTTTCAAGCGCAGCTGCACCGCATCGTATTTCCGGAGCTGCGCCTTGGCGGACGGGATCTCGATCATATCGCCGCCGAGCTGATTGCAGACCAGACGACCAGCAGTCCAGCCAAGCACCCGGATCAGCGGGTGCCGGCGCTTCGGGTCGGTCGAGGTGTAGAATTTCTTCCCGCCCAACTCGCGGGCCACGGCGATCGCAGCCTCGACCGTGGTCAGGCGGGCGATCTCGGCCAGGATGCCGGGCAGCGCGGCGGCGGTGATGCGGTATGGCTCGCTCGCCCTGGCGCTCATTCGTCGCCATCCCATGGGTACGGCTCGGGCTGCTGGTCGCGTGGGATGCGGTGCAGGCCACGGGCCAGCGGATGCTTGGGATGGCCGGTGGCGCTGATCCCCAGGCAGTGCAAGCCGGCGGAGCCCATCGCCTCCCGGACCGCGGCTTCAATACCTCGGATATGCACCCGATCGTAGACACCGCTGCCCCAGGCGGCCACCACCAGGTCGGCGCCGGCGACCTGGTCGAGGATCACCTGGCGGTTGCGGTGGAGGGCATGGGTCGCCGCGGCCGCCAGGTCATCCTCGCCTCGGGACATCTTGGCCCACCGCAGGCATGCTGCGGGGGAAGGCGTCCGGATCGGGTAGAGGTTGACCACCACCAGGCCGGAATAGCCCCAGGCCCGGGTGAAGTGGACCACCTGGTGGAGGGTCGGATCATTCTTGGCCGCATCGGCCGTGCTGGGGTTGAGCATGATCCAGGCGACGCAGGGGCCGGCCCGCCACCAGCGCCGCAGCCACCAGCGATACTGGCCACAGGCGGAGATCTCGGCAGCACCATGGATCTCGACCGGCGCCTTCAGCGCCGGCACGACAGGCGCCCGCGGGAACATGAACAGCTGCTGCGGCGCCGGCCGCGGCGAGGCGATGCCCTTCATCATGCAGGCGCCCTCCGGTTGTCTTCCGCCGGCGTGGTCCTGGCGCGGTGCGGCCAGGTCGACAGACGACCAGCGCTGGACAGGGCCTGATAGGCGACCAGGTCCAACACCTCGACGGTGAAGGGGCGGCCGTCCAGCGGCGGCACGATCGAGAATTCGTTGCGCATCAGTATCGTGCAGGGCTCTGGCAGCTCGCCTGCCAGCGGCCGGTTCACCACCACGCCGGTGCGGGCCGAGACGTAGTCGCCGACCCGGTACTGCACCACGTCCGGCCAGCCGATCCGGCCGTCCGGCGCCGACTCCTCGCGCGGCGTCACCGGCTTGATGCGCGCGGGATGGAGATCGTCAGCCATGGACGGCCTCCCGACGCAGAACGTCGCGATGATTCTTCACATCGACCGGCTCGGCGGCGGCATCCAGCTCCGCCATGATGATGTCCCTGGCCGTGTCGTAGCCCGCGACCATGCCCTCGCTGAAGCCGCGCGCCTTGCCGCGCCGATAGCTGGCGTCCAGCTGCTGCCGGCCCTGACTAGCGAAAATGGACATGCGGGCCGCGCGGCGGGCCTCGTCCGCCGCGCCGGCCGAAGCCGTGCCAGACGCGGTGCGGACGCGCGCCTCCCAGTAGAACAGGCGCTCCCAGGGCTCGGTCGGCTCGGCCGCCTCGGCCGATACCAGCGCCTGCGCCACCCGCGCCACGGTGCCGAATGGCAATTCCAGGCCCAGCGCGATGCGCTCGATCGTCTTCTCGTCGATCACGTCGATGCTCCCTTGATCCGTTCGATTTCTTCGCGGCCGGCGGCGGTCCAGCTGATGCGGATCAGTTTGTCGCCGCGGGCCTTGTCCGGAACGATGATCAGCAGGCGGCGCTTCGCCAGTTGCTTCAGCAGGTCCCAATACCAGTAGCGTTCCGGATGCAGGATCCCGGTCGACCGCTCGGTCAGCGGGTCGATGACGGCGATCTTCTCCGGCGTCAGCAGGCTCTCCAGCGGCTGCGTCATCGCCCTTCCTCAGGCTGGGCTTCCTCGCGCCGGCTCTCTCCCGCGCTGCAGCGCGCACAAGGCCGCGGGTGTCCGGGCGGGGTGTCGAGCAGGACGTCGCCGCATCGCTGGCACAGCCTGCCGATCTTCCGCATTTCCCTGGGGTCCGTTCTCTGCATGACCATCACCACGCTTCCATGTCGTTTTCGCTCGCCAAGCCGAAGCCCATGGCGGTGATGCGGCCACCTTCGACGGTGCTGATCACCGCCAACTGGCCCGTGGCCACCAGGCGATCGGCCTCGCCCCACTGCATTGGGTCGATGAAGGCGCCGGCCCACCAGCGGCGGTGCCACCAGCGATCTGCCAGGCCGCCATGCTTGTGGCCGCGGATCTGAATTTCCTCGCGCAGCAGACCCCAGAGCAGGGCCGCGTCATCGGGGTCGAGCAGCGTCGCCTGGGGGCCGGACAGTGCCGCCGCCGCCCGGTTCGCGATGGCCACCACGGCCACGCAGACGTGCCCGACACCGCCGATGTGCAGTTCCCCGACAGCGACCAGTCCGGCGCGCGCCAGGCGTGCAACCCGGCTCGCCGGCACCTGCGTCACCGCCTCGCCCAGAGACCAGGCGTAGTTGGTCGGCGGGCCGTTCCGAAGGCACCGCAGGATCGCAGCCTCGCGTTCGGCGCGGTTCATGCCAGGCCTCCCGCCGCCTCGATCGCGATGCGCTTGCAGCGCGCCCACAGCAGATCGTCGAGTGCGTCGCGGTGCCGGCGCTTCGCCAGGCTGCGCAGCCGCTTCAGGCGCCGCGGGACCAGCGCCCAATGTCGGGAGCACAGCCATTCCATGCCGGGCACGATTGGGCAGCCCTTCCGGTCGCCGCGGGTGCTGCGGCAGAACGGGACGCAGCAGGGAAGCCGGCCGGTCATGACGTGGATGCTCCGGCCTGTGAGATCCGGGCAATCCAGGCCTTCAGCGCCTCGATCACCGGGCGGGCCTGGTTGGGGTCGGACAGGAAGCGGGCGCTGGACACGGCATCGCCGGTCTGGCGGCGGACGAAGGCGTCCAGGGCGGCGTCGGACGGGTCGGCCGTGCCGCCCAGCTGGTGCAGCTCGATCCACAGCGCCCGGGCCATGCGGGCCTGGGCGGCGCCGTAGCGGGCGGCGTGGCGCACCGGCTTCTTGCCGAACGCTCCCAGCCTGGCCAGGTGGTCGAGCACCAGGCGCCGGCCGTGGTCGGTCAGGTCCGCCGCCGACCGGTGGCCGCCGACCCGCTGCAGCATGTCGCGATAGCTGTCCTCGGCCAGCGCCAACGCCACCTTGCCGATGTGGATCTTGGCCAGCTCCTGCCGGCGCCGATCGGCGGCCTGGCCGCCGCCTGCTAGGGCGAGACGGGCGGTCATGGCAGCAGACCTGCGACCGGTGCCGTCGTGGTGCCGACGCCCGCCTCGACCACCATGGCGTCGCCGGCGCGCATCCCGGCCCACCTGGCTTGGTCATAGCGGCCGCCGGCACGTCCGATCGGCCGCTGTTCCTTCAGCGGCGTGTCCTGCCCGACGACTGCGTACAGCTGCTCTCGTTGCCTGACCAAGCCCTTTACGAATTCGGCCTGGTCGCCGCCATGCCGACGCCACAACCCCACCCACAGGCGGTTCATGATGCGCAGGGCGACACCCTCCTCGAACGCCCGCAGGGCGGCGGCCCGGGTCCGCGCCAACCGCCGCCGCCGATAGTCGGACGAGGCGCGGAATGCGGATCGGGCGTCATCCACGGCCCTGGCGATGACGTCGTGGACATATTCGGCGACCATGACGTCGGCCTCGCGGCCGAAATAGACGATGTGCCGCTTGCCGACGCGTCGTGCTTCAGACCAGCGGACGCAGCGGGCGAAATCCGCCACCGCACCCCAGATCTCGTCGATCGGCGAGCGCTGCTTCCGGACCTGAGCCCGGTGGTCCGTCATCGCCATGGCGTCAAGATCGGCTTCGCTCAGGCCGTGCTTGGCCAGGATCTCCGCCATCTTGTCGGCGGCCGTGGCGGCCTCCGCTTCGGTGCAGCCATTCTCGACCGTCATCCGCCGCAGGGCTTCAAGCTTGCTTCGAAGGGCCTTCAAATCGGTCATTTCGGGTCTTCCTCCGTCTCTGTCCGTCCAAACGCCAGAGCGCGCGTCCACTCCGCATGGGCTCGCTCCGTGGCGTCGAAGGCGCGGTCGGCGGCAGCCGATGCGGTGTGGTATTCGGCCCTGAGCCGCTGGCTCGAAGAGCGAGCCTTCCAGGCTTCGTAAGCCCGGTTCGCATCGGCACGTGCAGCCTCCCAGACACCCCTCAGGCGGCTTGTCCGGTGGTCCAGGGCGTCGAGCGCACCCCTCACAACGTCGCGATCGGCGGCAAACGGCAGCAGCGTCCGGATAGCGATCAGCAGCTCGTCCTTGGTCAATCGGGCGAGCAACGCGAGCTGGGCGTCGGTCATGCCGACTCACTCTCGCCGCCGGCGAGACGCCGCAGCGCATCCTCATGGACCAGCAGATGGCCGCTGGGCACCGAGGCGGCCGGGGTCGCGACGGGCACCATCGGCCCGAGGGACCGGACCGAGCGGTTGAACATCGCGGCGACGTCCACCCGGTCGATCCCGGCCGCTTCAAGCGCCTGGATCAGGCCCTCGACCAACAGCTCGGCCTCGTTGCGGCCGATCCGGGGCGCAGTGGCCTTGGTCTGCGCCCCCATGACGGCGGCGGCGGTCAGCAGCGCCCAGTCCCGCACCAGCGTGCGGTTGTGGCGCGACAGGCCGGGCATCCGCTGGTAGAGGCCGGCGAAGCGCCAGATGTCCAGGGAGACTTCGATCGCGTTCATGGCGTCCCACTCCTATTGGCCGACGCTGCCGGCCAGGTCGGCCGACATGACGAATTGCGGTGTCGTAAAGTCCGGCATGGGCACGCGCCGCCAGATGACCAGGCCGCGCATCTGCCGCGGGCGGTGGTCGAGGTAGCCGCGCTCCATCAGGCCCTGGACCAGGCGGTGGACGCCGCCGATCGATTTCAGGTCCATCTCCCGGGCGATCTCCCGGAAGCTCGGACAGACGCCCGTTTCGTCCATCAGCTCCTGGATCACCTGCATGCAGGCGAGTTGCCGGGGCATCAGCCCCACCACGCGCTCAGGCATTCGGCCCTCCCACGCTGAAGGGCTTCATGCCGAGCTGGTCCCGCAGCGTGTTGGCGCGCTGCAGCAGCCAGGCCGCATCCCGTCGCTGGCCGTCGACCGTGAATTTCTCGGGGCCGCCGGTGATGCCGAAGTCGCGCCGCCGCAGGAAGGTGGCGACGCCCTCGATGCTGACGAACTCCACCGGCAGCGCCGGCGCCACCTTGTCGATACTCAGCACCGACATCGGCGCCGGCGACACGGGCAGCAGCGGCGGTTCCGGCCGGTGGCGGGGGATACGAACAGGCCGAGCCTGCGCCACTGGGGCGGTTGCAGGGTCCGGCCTGGGCGCCACGGCCGGCCGCTCGACGACCGCCGGCTCTGCCGCAGCGGGCGGGGCCGCCTCGTCGGCCACGAAATACCGCCGTGCCGCGCCGTCGCCTTCGACCCGCAGTCTCCTGGCATGGAGCAGGTCGCGCATCCGCCAACTCGCCAGATCGGGGTTGATGCCCATTTCCAGGGCGACCAGACCAGGCTTGGCGCCAGTATCGCGGGCGGCGACGTGACGAACCGCGGCCAGCGTGCTCTCGATCCACTCGCCACCACTGGGCTACGCAGCCGGCGGCATAGGCGCACCGTCGACCAGCCGATAGCGGGCAGTGGCCCGATCTCCGGTCAGAACGGCCAGGCCAACCTTCGCCAGCCTCCTCAGCGATCGGCTTGCCGCGCCCTTATCGACATCCAGTTCCGCCGCTACGGTGGAGACTCTGATTTCTTCGCCCCGCGCCGCGATCGAGCGGGCGGCGATCAGGGCTCTGCCAAGCCAGTCCGCCGGGTCGGAGACCGGTAAGATCGGGGTCGCCAGCTCCGGCGCCGGCGGCTCTGGGTCTTCGACCGGCAGGAAGGGCCGGCCAGCGGCGCCGCCAATCGTTCCGAACCGAAGTTCGTCGGCGACCGGGGCGGGGCTGACAGTCGCGTCAACCGGCACGTCCTCTTCCTGCGTAGGCGCGCCGGGCGCGACCTCCTCGACAATCGGCTCTGGCGTCGGTGTCGGCGCAGGAAGGGACAGCATCGGCGGCGGGGTTTCAGCCTCGCCATCCCCGCGCAGCCAGGCTTCTGCCGCCTGGGCGGCCGCCAGGGCCGCCGAGAGGCCTTCGTGATCCGAAAGAGCGGCAATCAACAGCCGCGGCCGCAGGCCGGGCTCAGCCATGGTGATCCTCCGCAGCTTCAGCAGGTGACGCCGCATCGGCGCAGGCGGTGCAAAGGCCCGGCTCCGCCCAACCGCAGCCGCTCGGGCAAGGGTCGAAATGGCTGCAGTGGCAGACCCGGCAGAAATCGCCGAGCATCGACGGCACCGGGATCTGCTGGAATGCTGCCAAAGTCCCTTGCAGGGCGAGGATGGCGGCGGCGGTCATCCGGCTGCACACCACATCCTCGGCGGCGATATAGACTCTGGCTGCTTCGGGGTCCTCCGTGGCGGCCTGACCCGCCAAGGCCACGGCCAGCTCCAGTGCCGCGGCGCCGATCTGCGCCCGTTGGTCCTGCGTAAGGACGCTCCAGGCGCCCTCTCCGTAGAAGCGGCCGATCTCGATTGCGGCGCCCATCACGCCACCGCCAGGTCGATGGGGACATTGATCCAGCGATCCTCGGGGCTCGCCCGGCGATAGAACCGGATGTAGGTCTTCGACCCTTCGATCCGGATGCTGTCGCCGATCGCCGCCATGGCCTGCAGCCAGCGCTCATCGTCGATCGCCACCCGGCGCAGCGCGAAGATCGCCTCGCGCGACACCTGGCCTTCCTTGTCGGTCTGGAAGGCGTGCTGAACCAGCACCTGGATATGATCGTTGGCGCCGGCGGCCCATTCGGCGATGCATTCGTCCACCAGGGACTTTGCGACCTGCAGCTCGGGCCCGAAGGTCAGCCGGTCCGCCACCGCGACCTGGACCTTCGCCGTGCCGTTGTAGTTGGTGAAGGTGACGTTGCCCTTCGCCCCGCCCTTGGTGGCCTGGTACTCGGCGGCCAGCAGGGCCAGGAAGGCGCCGACATCGTCGAAGCAATGGGCCTTGAACCGGCCGATCTGGGCGGAAAGATTGTCGGCATAGCCCAGCATCTTGGCGACCAGCTGGTCTTCCAGCTTGTCGGTGGCCTTGACCAGGTGCTCCGGCACCAGGCGGCCCTTGGCGTCCTGCATGAAGCCGGCAGGGATCTCGGCGAGGGTCATGGCTTGCAAACTCCTATTGCGGCGCCCGCCAGCGGCAGGCCCCAGATGACGACGGAGAAGATCAGTGCGGCGGTCAGCAGCTCGGCCACGAACTTGCGGGTCAGGACCGTCACGTTGGCGAGGCGGTAGGCGTGCCAGGCGATGCCGGCGAGGAGGCCGGACAGCAGGGACAGCCAGGCGACGAGGATGACGATGCCTGTCATGAGCGGCCCCCGCCGAGCACCTGGCGGGCCATCAGGTTGGCCTGTTCGTTCACCGCCAGGCGGATGGGCAGGCCCAGGAGCTGGCGCACGGCGACGTCGGCGGCCGGCGCCGTCGGCAGCTCCGCCCGCAGCATTCCATCCGCGTCGCGGACGAGAATGAACGGGACCAGCTTGCCGGCGCCGGTATCCAGCGAGACGGCGAAGACGAAGTCGTCGACCTGCCGCCACAGGGCAATGTTGCCGCGCAGGATCGGCCGGCCGGGAAACTCCAGCTCGACCTCCTGGCCGATCGTCAGGGGTGCGGAATAGGGCTGGGTCATGCCGCCGGCCCCGTCGTGATGACCTGCCAAGGGCGCCGGCGCCGGCGCCGCACGGCGGCCAGGTCGACGACGCCGTCGGGCAGCTCGCCGCACAGGCGGGCCGTCGGCGGCATCGGTATCGCCTCGATAAAGCGCAACGCGGCGCGGATCACGGACAGCTGGTCCAGCACCACACGCGCAGCCTCGGGCTCCAGCACCAGGCGGCCGGTCTCCGGGTCCTGCCAATGGCGCAGGGCGGCCGCCATGTTGCGAACGTCATCACTCAACATCGTTCCCTCCGATGCGGGAATGCGGGCAGCCGGAGCGGCAGGCGCGGTACAGCGCGACGTGCTGGCGGCTGGTGGTGCGCAGCGGCAGCTTCTGGTTGGCGACACACAGGTTCTTGCCGATCTCGCCCAGCACAGGGCAGTCGACGGTCAGGCCCATGTATTTGCCGCGCACCAGGGCCTCGATCCGCGTCAGGTCGCCCTGGCGGCCCTCCCGGCCGTACAGGCCGCGCCGCACCTGGCTGACCATGGTGGCGGACACGTGCAACTGGCGGGCGACCGAGGCTTGGCCGTCGCGGTCGCAGGCTTCGGCCAGGGCACGGGCCCAGTCGGGCGCGTCAGGCCACTCGGCGGCGAGCTGGCGGATGCAATCGTCAGCCACCGCGCGCCTCCTCGGCATGGGCAAACGCCCCGAGGTTGTCGTCGTAGACGCCCCGCAGGTGGATGACGCGCGGCGGCCGCGGCCCGGTGTTCTTCGACGGGATCAGCAGGTAGGCGGCGGCCTTGTGCTGCCGGCCGGGCTCGACCTCGCGCAGGTAGCCGGCGCGGCAGAGCGCTTCCAGGTACTGCGCCGCGATCTGCGGGCTGACCGTCACGTCTTCGGTGCTGGCGTAGATGGCCAGCTCGCGCCGATCGACGCGCCGGTGCATCCGGATCGTCCGCCACATCTGGTCGATCAGCAGGCCGCGACGCGAGGGCCGACCACCATCCGTCAGGCGCGGCGCGATCGGCCCTTCGTCGCGCACCAGGCGCACGGTCAGCGGCTGGCCCCGTCGCACCTGCACCCGCTCGGCGATGCCGGCCTTGACCAGGCGGCGCAGATACGTCCAGGCCGCCCGGATATCGTCCGCCCGGTCGCTCAGCTCGGCAGTGGTCAGCGTCCCGCGCTCGCGGAGCGCCACCCACATGTCCTGCTGCGACGGCGCCAGCCGCAACTCCAGGCGGTGAAGCCGGGTGCGGATGGGCATCACACGGCCCTCCGGGCCGGTGCCTGGCCGGTCCATAGCTCGCGGCCGCCCCACCAGGCCAGATCGACCGAGGCGACCCGCTCGACCTGTGCCGCCTCGCGCACCCTCTCAAGGTTCACGCAAATGCGGCGGATGCGGCCGGCGGAGACCTCGACGATCCTGGCCAGCAGATCCTCGGCGAATTCCAGCCGGTCGCAGTAGAGCTTGGCGAGATGGGCCGCATCGGAGACCGTGGACGGCTCGGCCGGCAGCCAATCCAGCACCCGGTTATGCCAGCGCTCATACTGCTTGATCCGGGCCGGCAGCAGCTCCTCGCCGATCACGATGATGGTCGCGCCCGGCACCTTGTCGTGGATCTCGCGCAGCGTGTCGTGGTAGCCGCGCTTCATGACGTGGTCGAATTCGTCGATCAGGATCGGCCGCGGCGTCACCGCCAGCAGCTCAATCGCCTGGTCGACCAGGTCGGACGCCATGCCGTGCGGCTGGCCGCCCAATTCCTGCACCAGCGACGCCAGGAACTTCCTTTTGGTCCAGCTCTCGCCGACCTCGATGTAGTGCGCTTGATGGATGTGCGCGGCATAGGTGGCGGCAACAGTCTTGCCATAGCCGCTGGGGCCGAACATGACCGCGAAGCCCGGCAGATGGGTCTTCCGGTGCAGCACCCGTAGCAGCATCTCGCCGAACGCGGCGACGTTGGACAAGGGGGCAGTCGTCTTGACGGTGATGCTCATGATTGCGTAGACCTTTTCTGTTTTGGCAGCTTGTGTTCCCGATGGCCGGCGGCTTCCCTCCGCTGGCCATCGCCGTTCAGCGGGCGGCGGCCCGCCCGAAATCGACCTCCATGCGTCGCCTGATGCTGTATTCCGGGGTGCGGCTGTATCCCTGCAGCCACTCCAGCTCGTCCGGGTCCACGGCCTGGCCGGCCGCGATCGCGTCTTCCAGGGCCCTGGCCCGCAGGTAGCGCGCACCCTTGATGTCGCGTTCGCTGGCCGGCGTCGGCCGGGTCTGCGCGACCATCCGTTCCGCGACCTCGCGCCGGCGCTGCAGCTCTTCGGCAGGCACGGTGACCGACGGGATGCCGGCCTGGACCTGGCCGACCTTCGCGGCCTCGGTCAGCGCCGGCGTGCTGTAGGCTTCCGCCGGGCGCGGCAGGCTGATGATCCGGTTCGCCTGGGCTTCCGCCGCCGCCAGGATGTCCTGGACGACTTCGCCGGTGTTGGCCCGGCGCCGGGTGGCCTTCAGGTCCTTCCGCGCCTCGGAGATCTGTGCCTTCTGCTTCGCCCGGGCGACCATGGCGACCTCGCGCCGGTCGATGCCCAGCCGCTCGACCGCGGTGGCGATCGCGATGAAGGCGCCGCCGGCGGCGAACACGTGGACCTGGCCGAGGTCGCAGGGGTCATGGCGCACGTCGACCGTCTCGCCGATGTGCAGCGCCAGCTCGGCGGCGACGAACCAGGCGCCGTCGACCTCTATCCCCTTCTTCCGCACCGTGCGGCTACCGGCGACCGGCGCCAGCAGCAGGTCCAGGGCCCGTTCGTCCTGGATGCGCTGCACTGCGCCAGTCCAGGTCAGGGCCTTGGCGAAGGGCGAGATGCCGCCCAGGCCGTCATGGGCGCGGTGGGCATAGCGGGCCTCGCACCAGCGGTCGCAGAACTCCTGCAGCTCGGCGGCCGTCATGGCGATGTCGATGGCGGCGTCGGGGTCGCGAAGCCGCTGCCAGAAAGACTTCCGGCTGCGGATCGCCTGCCGCTCCTCGACGTTGTGGCCGATATAGCCGGGCAGCAGTTCCAGCAGGTCGTGCGAGAACGACTTGAAGAAGCGTTCGATATGCGGCTTGTGTTCGGGGGTGAAGGGCGGCGCCAAGTCGCGCTCGATCTGCAGCCCGCCCAGCACCCGGTTCATGTAATCGGCGACGTAGTCGGTGCCGTTGTCGGTGCGCAGGATGCCGGGGACGCCCCACGCCAGGATGGCGCGGCGCAGCGTGCCGGCGACGGCCGCCGACTTCGATGTCGGCGTTACCTGCAACTTGCCGCGGCGCGTCCAGACGTCGATGCAGCCGATGATGGTGTGCCGCCCGTCGATCAGCATCAGGTCAGCCGGGGTCGAGTCCATCTCCCACAGGGCGTTAAGACCATCGGCCTGCTCGGACGTGGACCCGAAGCTGGCGCGGAACTTCGACTTCCAGCTGTCCGGGTTCGTCTCGGCCAGCAGCAGGGCCTTGTTCGTGACCTTCCAGCCGGCGACCCAGCGGTCCAGGGTGCGCTTGGCCGGCACGCGGTCGGCGCCGAAGCGGGCGGCGATCGCGTCGATAATGATGGCGTTCGAGATCGTCGGCCGGTCGACCACCAGGCCGATGACCAGATCCCGCACATCGGGATCCTGGTCGATCTGGCCCGACCCCTGCGGGCGGCCAGCCCGACCGCCCAGCGCGGCCAGGCCGTCCTGGTCCAGCCGGGCCTGCAGGCGCACCAGGGTCGGCACCGACAGCTTGTGCCGGCGCTCGTAAACGGAGGCTGAAAGGGCGATTTGACGGGCATTGTAGGCGGCGACAAAGCCCTGCCGCGATTCGCCGGGGCGCAGGCCGGAGATGCGGACGAATTCACGATAGGCGGTGATGATCGCCAGGGCAGCGTCGGCCCGGGCCTCTTGCCGGTCGGTCATGCCGACCGCTTCCCGCAGGCCCGCCTCGCGGGCGGCTGCACGGTCGCCGGCCGGACGCTTGGCGGGGGCCGGGCCAGCGGCCTTCAGCGCCTGGCGCGCCGCTGCAGCGGCCTTCGCCGCCTCTCGCAGGGCAAATGCCTGGCGCGCCGCCGGCGGTAGGGCGGAGACGGGGTATTCCCGGCCGCCGCCGCGGCCCTGCCGCTCACGGAAGTCCCAGCCCTCGCGCCGGGCGCGATCGAGAAGACCCACCTTAGTTCCCGGCAGGTCCGGCAGACCTTCCGCGGCCCAGCCCTCGGCTGTCTTCCAGGCCTCAGTCACGGGCGACACCCTGGACGGCGCGGCGCCGGGCGAAGTCGATGTCGCGTTTCAGCTTGTCCTGCTGCTCGCTCAGCATCCCGACGTCGATCCAGGGCAGCCATTTCCGTTCGATGACCACCAGCCCCAACTCCTCAAGGAGCGCGTTTAGGGGCCGCGGATCGCCGGTCACCGCCACGAGGGCGATGAACCGCACCGTGTTGACCACATGGGCGTCCATCGACTCCGAGACGTAGGAGTTCAGCATCGCCTCGGTGATCGTCTCGCCCAGGTAGTCGGACATCCGTTCCGCCACCTTGGCGCGGCTCATGCCGCAGTCCTTCAGGGTCAGTTTCTGGGCCCGGCACAGCCGGGCGGCCAGGGACGCGGCCCGGATCAGCTCGGCCGCGAAGCGCCGGACCACCTTGGCCGGCTGCCATTCCAGCAGCCCCGGCTGGTCAGGGTCGGGGATGCGGCGCCGGCTCATGGCGCTACGCCCGAGCCGGACAGATTTGTCAGGTCCACGCGGTATCCGACCGCATGAGCCCAGGCGAACAGGACCCGGGCATTCGGATCCGTTTCGCCGCTCTCCAGCCGGGCGAAATGGCGCTCGGACAGGACCAGCTTGGCCGCCAGCTCGCGCTGCGTCAGCCCGGCCGTCTCGCGGGCCCGGCGCAGTTGGTTCCGCAGCCGCAGATAGGCCACGCCCCAGCTCACGCCACTACCCCCGCAGCTCTGCCGTCGATCGGGAAGCCCGCCGGTGGGACGGGATCGGCCCGCAGCCGTTCCAGCGCGGCCATCGACAGGTCGCGGGCGGGCCGGATCCGGCCGACACGGATGTATGAGATCAGCGTCAACAACGCGTGTGCGTCGTCGACGGTCAGCGCCAGGCCAGTGAAGCCGCTGGCAATGCTCCGGCGCAGGCCGTCAGAGAGGGCAATGTTCTGGCTGTTCATGAAGCGCTCCGTTTTTCACGGTGCGCGGCCGCCGACCTGGGGTTAATCTTCCGCTTGGCACGGTCGGCGAGGCGGCGAGGCCAGATCTCCGCGGGGGTCGTCCCCAGGAACCTGGCAATGGCGTCCTCGCCGGCGTAATGGGCGGTGCCAAGGGCGATCCGGCAGGCCGCGGGCTGCAATCCCGCGTCCAGCGCGATCTGGGTCAGGGTCTTCCCTTTGATGTGGACCCAGGCTCGGACCAGCGGTCCCGGCGTGTCCTTCGGCATGCTGCGCATCGTGTCTTCTTGTTGGTTGGAAATGCCGCCCCTCCCAGGGCGGTTTTTATCGGCAAATCGGACTGACGAACGTCATGAGAATACCTTATTCGGCATCTTCGGCAACTGCGAAAGACGACTTTACGGTTGTTTTCCGCGGAGACTCCGAGCTCAGCAAGGAATTAACTGCATTATCAGGCACTTACGGAATCGTAAGCTGCCTGATGCGGCGCCTTCGGAATCTGACGGTTTGATGGATGAGCAGTAAGGCCGTCGGCGACCGTCTTCGGACGGCGATGAAGGCGGCAAAGGTGACCGGCGAGATGCTCTCTGAGCAGATCGACCTGTCCCTTTCGGGCATCAGGAAATGGACCAGCGGTCAAACCGACCCAGGTTTCAGCCACATGGCCAGGGCCGCAGAAGTCCTTGATCTGTCGCTGGATTGGCTGGCTACGGGTGAGGGGCCAATGTGGCGGCGCGAGCGGCAGGCAGCCGACCAGGCGCTCTACCAGATCAGCGAAGGCATCAGACCAGCGCATATGAACGAAGCGCAGGCCGGATATGGTTGGGATGCCGAGCTGATGCGGCAGTGCGTCATAGCGGTGGAGGAGTTGCTGATCGAACTCGACCGCGAGATCGACCCGGCCGGCAAGGCGGACCTGCTCTTTGAGGTCTATGCCGACGAGATGAAGCTAAAGCAGAAAGGTCAGATCTCTCCGACAGGGAGAGTTGTCCGCATTATGAGAAAGGTCGGCTGATTGTCAGAAGGGTTTAGTACAATGCGATTCATCATTGTTGTCGCGAGCATATTATTGCTTTCCGTGAACGCTTTTGCGGGCCAGATTACTGACATGGCGCGGGTCGCCCTAACCGAAGTTGCAATACAGTGTTATCCGGGTAGCGACTCCCGCCCTAATACTAATGATCGACGCATCCGTTGCGAGGAAGCGAAGGAACGCTGGCGGCTGTTGCCGGCCGCCGACCGGCCGGCCGAGGCGGAGCAATGGATTGCCGATCTCAACGAAGCGCAGGAAGCGACGTTTCTGGCCTTCGCGGCCGCTGCTAAGGGCGGCGAAAAGAAAATTGATTGGTCTGGCGCGCAGCGTTGGAAAGACGTCATAGGCGCCATCTCCGAAGCCCTGCGGCGTTGACCGCCGGGCACCTGGTTGTTGCCGTTCCGCCACGCTGACGCGGCCTCGCGGGAACGTTCCCCGATGGATATTGCGCCCCATATTGGAATATAGTTAGCTCAAGCATTGCCTAAAATAATAATAGCGATGCGGAGCGATACGGGCGATGGACGCTAAAACGATTAAGAACAGGATACGCGGCAAAGTCATTGATAAGTCAGATAAAACCGGGGGGAGCATTGAAGAAACGCAACGCGACGACTCCAGATCCATCAGGATCGGCGACGTTGGCGGCCACGCCACCATCATAATCGGTGGCGATCACTCAGTTCATCTTTCGTCGTCTCAGATTACAGTCTTGCTGTGTGGCAAGCCGGCGCGGCTTGACGGACCGCCCGCGGCCAGGCTCGGGATATGCGACGCCGGCACGCTGGGCGCCGTCCGCAGCATGGCTGGCCGTCTGCCGAATGGCATTCCCATCATCTTGCTGCCGCATCCGCCCCACGGGACGTCCCGTGAGCCCGCGGCAGGGGAAGATGATGCCGCCGGCGCCGATTCACAATTCCTGGCGCGCCGCCGATTTTCCCGATTCAGGATTTCTGGCGCGGTTCGCCGCCCTTCCGCCGCCCGCCGCCCTCTCAACCCGAGGCAGACAGCCGGTCTCGTCCCACTTTGTCCCGGTTCATCCCGCCCAATCCCGCCGAGTCATAATAACTGTCGGGGTACAGCGCAGCCGCGCCATCGACAGCCTGTGCGCCCGCGAGACGGCCGAAGCCGCGGAGCGCGAGGCCGCCCGCCCGGCCCGCCGCGCCGCCCAGCGCTGGGAGGTGGAGGGCGTCCTGGACAGCATGGTCTGGGACGAGACCCCGGATGACGACGACCGCGCCGCGGCCCTGGAAGACGAGCTCCGGCAGCGGATCGAGAATCTGTACGCCGATCCGGCGGCCCGGACCGAGGATCGGCCGGCCGGTGCGGTCATGGCCGGCCTGGCCTGCGGCCTGGGGATGAGCCGGGAGTGGGGTTCCTGGGCCCGCTGGTGGCCGGCGACGCCGCGCCCAGCCCGACCGTCCGGCACGGCGGCCGAGATCGAGGCCGAGCGGAACCGGCGCCGGGACCGGGTCGTCGCCGCGATGGAACAAACCTTCGCCGAGATCCGCGATCCCGCCCGGATCGAGGGGTTGCGGGCCGGGCTGGCCCTCCGGCTAACGGAGGCCGATGCGATCGGCTGGCTCGACACCGAGACCACGCATGTCGCCGCCTTGCGGCTGTGCCGGTCCCTCGGCGTCGACCCCGAACTCTGCTCCGCCGAGCTCGACACGGGTTGACCAAATACTCAGCTTGGCGGCTTACGCCGCCTTGGCCTTGCGGATCTGATGCGTATCGAAGGTCAGCCGGTCGCGCCGGATCTTGCCGTCGCGGATGGTGAGATGCTTGGCGCAGGTCAGGGTGCCGGCGGACCGGGTGGCGAGGTCGTACATCAGCAGGGCCTGCTCATTGTCGCCGAAGGC